GAGATTATGTTTATTATACTCTTCCTGTTCTTTTTGCAAGTAAGCTAACCATAAATTATAATGGCTAACAGGCATTTTTAAAACTTCAGCTATTGATATTTTGAGTCTATCTGCAACGACTAATAGCGATCTTATGTCAGGATCGCTTCTTACTTTTTTTCAGCTTCCTCGTATGATGTGTCAGCTAAAATTTTATTAGCTATTCCAGCAATAACATTAGAATCTGCTTTTCTTCTTAATTCGAATTTATCTTCTAATTTAAAAGCTTTTTTCAGATTACCTTTTTCATCTTTAACTTGAAGTTTCATAATTAGTAAATCTACAAGTACAGTTAAGTCTTGAAAATTATTTGACTTTTTAAATATGATATTTTTTTCTTCAAGTGTTAAAGGTTCAGAATAAAAAACAGATGGATTATCTGCTTCATCTTTCCATTCTGGAACTTCTATCGTTATAGTTTTAAGAGTCTCAAAATGAGCTTTTGCTCTGTCTATAATTGACATAAATTATTATTCAGTTCCAATTGTCAAAGCACCTGTTCCTTGAAAAGTTACTGATCTAGCAACAACTCCATCTAAAGGTTGTGATACTGACATTCCTGTAATCACACTTGCACCTTCAAATTTTCTATCGCCTGCTGAACTTCCCTCTGGTAACAATTTAAAAGTAATACTTGATCCTACTGTTAATTGTGTTTGCACACTATCAGCTTCGTCAAAGTGCATTTCTAAAGTTCCAGAAAAAGATGTTCTACCAGCAATAAAACTTTTTGCTGAATCAGACATTTTTGTACTTTCAACAACATCTCCTGTAGTTTCTAATGTAAAAGAAACAAGTTCGCCAACAGCAGAACCGCCAACTACAACTTCTCCCTCTTTCCCATGATGTACAGCCATATGTTTTCTCCTTATTAATTATTAGTTTATAGTATTATTCGTCTTCCTCGTCAATATCTTCTTCTTCGTCATCTTCGAAATCTTCTTCAAAATCTTCGTCTTGATCTTTTAATTCTTCAAGTAAATCTTTGACTTCTTCACAAATCATAGATTCTTTATCGTGTAATTTTTCTATACTATTAATTTTTTTTATAATCTTATTAATTTTTTTATTCGACATAATTTATCCTATGGGGTTCCAGCTTGATGTTCATAAATAACCCTTGCTGTAATAAGAACTGCACCATAAGGAAATAAACTTCCAGCATCTGTTTCAATAGAAATTACTTCTGTATCTAATGCATTTCCATTTCGAGTAATATCAGATTCAAGAGCCGTTTCAATAGCAGATGCTAAATTATTTCTAGCAGTGTCAATATTATCTTCACTGCCTTTCGTAAATCCTGTTATGCCAAATTCTAATGTATTGAGTCTTGTTTTAGCACCTGATCCTAATTCTTGATCTTCTTTTGTTTCTTCTATTGTTTGAATTAAAACTGCTGGATATTGTTGTTGTGATAATTCGTCTAATTCAAATGGTTGTCTAGTAACTTTTTTTACTTCTGGACTAGATATATTACTGATCACTGTAACTAAATTAGATGCAATGTTTTCTCTAGTACTCATAATCCTAATTTCCTAATTTCTCTTTTTACAAACTTTTCGAATGTGTCTTGTATCACTTTTTCTGTTTTTTTACTATATCCAAAGAATTTTCTAATAGGTAAATTACCAGCCCCTGTTTGATGAAAGAATGCCTTTGTTGCTTCTCTAGGACTTCTAAAAAATATTCGTGATGTATTTCTATTAACCATACGAGAAGAAATACTTTGTAACATTCTGTTAGTATCAGATAAATCAACTGTAATTTTACCTTTAAGATCTGCATAAGCTGGAGAATATGCAGTAAAGTCTTTCATATTTACATTCTTACCTGATTCAGTTCTTTTTACGATTATTGTTTTTAATTGTTCGCCAGCTTGTTTGATACCTTTAGTTATAATAGGTGGAATCTTATGTGCAAACTTAACATATCTAGCTTGAACATTTCTAACATTAGATTTTATTTTTAAATCTAAAGCCATTATCTAGTTAATCTTCTAAAGCCATGCAAAGGTTCTCTTTCAGATTTTGTAATAGTATTACTATCGTCTTCGTCATATTCGACTCCATCTTCTAGAATCATTCGCCATTCTTTGTTATATTCTCCCATATAATATTCAGCCATTCTTTCAAATCTATCTTTATCTGCTTCTGGTCTAAATTTTGTAAGTGCTGGTAAAAAAAATCTTCCTAAAAATAAATATACTCCAGCTCTTTTAAACTGATCTAAATTTATTTTCGTATTATCCATTTCAACAGTATTAAGAATTGTTATATCTGTGAATACATTCATTTTATAAGTAGGCCACCATTCAGCTCTTAAGTTTCTTAATATATCTGAATTTGTTTCTGATAAAAAATGAGTTACTTTTGAATCTCCTGATCCTATACCAAAGTTAAATGTATCTGGTTGATACTTTGATATTTCGCCAGCATCTACTACATTCAATCCTGTAAAATTAGCCATAGCATTTACCTATAAACCAATCTATAATTTTCTTAATTTTTCTTTTTAGTTTTTTTAACATTCTTTTTCTTCTTTGGTTTAAGTTGTACAACTTTATCTACAATGTCTGATAATTTTGATTTTTTCGATTCTTTTTTTGTTTCAGATACAGGAATAAATCCTCTATTTTTGAATGATTCTATATTAGCTTCGTATTGTTGTTTGCTTCTAACAATAATCTTTTTTCCATTTGTTAATTCAATATTCATATAAACTCCTTTGCCCTATGGGGGATTTCTCCCCCATAAGAAAATGATTATTAGCTTACTATACTAGAGTCACCTGCGATTTCAACACCATAAGTATCGTGAAGTTCACCTACACCATATACTGCTGTTGCTACAATCTCATCTGCTCTTAAAGAAGCATCTCTTTGAGTTTCAATTTTTAGGTCTTGCATCATAGCCATACCTAAAGCATCTCTATGGAACATTGCTGATTTATAGTCTCCAGCATTTCCTGTATTAGCGATGTTTGAAGTTTCAAAGATTCTGATTCCACCTAAACTACCGATAAAGCCATTTCTTAAAGCTTCGTTCGCTAGATCAGATACGTTTCCAGAAGTTGCAAATGTATTTGTGATACCTTTTTTCAAATCATAAGCAATATCTGGGTGGAACACTGCAACAACATCAGCTAAAGGAACATTGTTTCTTCTTAATGTTGCTAAAGCTTGAAAGAAATGCTCGACTGTTACAGCCGCCGCAGTTGATCCAACTACATTTGAAAAACCATCAAATAAAGCTGTTAAGTCTAAGTCTTGTTTCTTAGCAATTGCTTCTCCGAATAATTTTCCAATATCTGCTGCAACATTTCTTGGTGCTGCATTTCTTGCTAGATCTGTTAATGTTGTCATGATTCCATTTTCACTTGCAGTTATTGTAACTGAAGTTGGATTCACTTCTGTGTTAGCTAAATCAGTCGCTTCGTTTACTGCTGAAGCTGATACTGTTCCATAAATGGGTACCTCTACTGATTTACCTCCACCTGATACCGCATAGTTTCTTACTAACGGTCTCATTATTGATTGCTCACTTGCTACGAATAATGCTTCTGCCACAATTTCTGTGTACAATTCCGACAAGGTTGAGCTGGTTGTTTCATTAGCCATTTTAATTGTCCTTCGTTATTATTTATTGTTTAAATTTATTTGAACTGCACCACTATCACGTTGTTTTCGATATTCAGCATATCGTTTACGATCCTCTGGTTTGCTCAAATCTAAGTCCTGAATATTAAAAGGTTTTACAGTCTTCCCTTCGACACTACTGGTTGATCCTGTCCCAGCTAAAGACCCTTTTCGGAAATGTGGGTTAGCATCTAAAAACTCTTTTACTCTTTCCTCAATCGTAAGTAGTTCTCCTTTAGTATTATAGCGAATGTTTGAATTATTATCAAGTATTTCAACTCTTCCATCATCATTATAATTAACCTCATTTTTTAATAATGATACGACTTGACTAGGTGCGATAGCATTATTATTAGAGGCAATTGAAAGAATTGAATTATCAACATTTATCGTCTTAACTTTATTTTTCCATTTTGATAATTCTTGATCTTTTTCTGCTATTCGAGCTTTCATAAGATTTTCAAGATCAGCTTTTGTTTTAGCATCTTGAATTTCTTTTTCTTTTAAAGCTTCAGCTTCTTTAGCTTTTACTTCATCTAAAGCTCTTTGATTTTTCGCTTTCTCTGCCTCAAGTCTTTGTTTAATTATTCTATCTAAATCTTCTTGAGTGAATTGTGGTTGATTAGTATTATTTTCTTCTGTCTTTGTTTCTTTTACCTCAACTGCTTGAGCATCATTTTGCGGTTGATTAACCTTAGTGTCTTCTGACATTTTTTCTCCTATTCAATTATTAAATTTCCATCTTGGTCGTACCAATCTGGATTGACAAATGACCATTGATGACGACAATTATATCCTCCTCTAACGATAAATGGATCTCCTGGTTTTTTACCTTTCCAATTTCTTCGCCAAAGTTTCCTGACCTCATCAACAGTAAAAAGTCCACCATTTCTTTTATCATATGCTCCAGATCTTACAAGCCTACAGAAATCCCTTGTTGTTGGTATATTACTTCCTTGATAAACTGCATGAGTTAATCCAGCATCATTTGATTTAGCTAAATTAAGGGTTGCATCAAATTCTCTTAAAGAATCGTTTAATATCTGACCAGCATATCTTTTCATGTTCTCGCCAGCTCTATCTCTTGCAAATTTTGATTGTAATGTCTGAATATTCTTATCTAATTTGTTCTTTAATGCTTTTCCTTGTAATGTTCTTTTATCTAATTTTCTTAATCTTACTTCATCTCTTTTAATAGATTTTACTAATTCGTTTACTTCTGTATCTTTTGCAGATGCATATATTCCATTTATAGTTCTTCTTAATTCTTCTTCTAATTCTACAGGATCACTCCCTATCAAAGTATATTGATAAATTTTTTCTGATAATCTTCTTGTAAATGTATTCGATACATCTTTGAATTGAGTATAAGTTTGTCTTTTTAAATTTTGTATTAATGTTAAATCAGATTCAGTAAGCTGTTGAAATCTCAAAGGTATGTTGCCTACTTCTCGAAATGCTCTTTCTATTCTTTTAGCTTGTTTATTAAATCCATCTCTAACGACAGTATCAGACCATCTTAAATATTCTTTTTCTAAAGTTTGTCTTATCAAAGGTTGGACTGCAATAGCTGATCTTAAATTAAATAATTTGAAGTCATCACTTTTAGGAAGATTTTTATTTACTAGATTAACAACATCAGTTTCTATTTTATCTAATGTTCTAATTAATGTTTCGTAATATTCTGCTTCTGCAATCTCTATGGATCTAATTCTATAATTAGTTAAATTTTCTACTATATTGGCCATTCATTAAACTTCTTCCTCTTCTATTTCTTGAGTTGTTTCTGGCTGTTGAACTTCGTCTTGAGTAAATTGTCCTAATTCTTTTTGTTGTTCTATTTCATCAAATATTATATTTAACTTTTCGTCATCATCTACAACTGCTCTAGCTATTTCTTTATCAATTTCTTTTTGTAATGTAGGCGATTCTATATTAATTGCTTTTGCCTGTTGAAAATATGCTAAGTCACTAGCATAGTCTCTAATATTAAATGAATCTGGATAATTTATTTCTCCATCAAAAACTGTATTTTGAAACATAGCATAACACCTAAATAATTGTTCTTCTGCTATTTCTAAATTATCTGCTTTTTCAGATAGTCTTGCATTTAATAATTCAAATTCTGTTTGTAATGCTATTCCTGATGATACTGCTTGTTTAGTTGTTCTTACTGCTCCTGTGTGTGCAATTCTATTTATAGAATCTACTTTGTGATTTATAGATTGCATGAGTCCTTGTAAATTTTGTCCTGATGGTTGTAATAGATAAGGTTTTAAATTAGGTTCCATTTCTTCAGGCATTTCAATCACAGCACCAGCTCCAGCGCTTGCATTTACTGATGGAGTCTTAACTAATGATGGGTGATTTGTTAATCTGATTAATTGTTCTATTTCTGAAAATTCGTTATAGATAGATTTCTGAAGATCTGCAATATCAGCCAAATCGGAGATTCCTAAACCTTTTTTATGGCTTTTAGAATTATAAAGAATAACTGCTGGTATTCGTCCGATCTGGTTATCGGCAGTATCTATTGTCATTGGATCCGATCTATCATCTTTTGCATATATTGTTTCAATTCGATCTGGAAACCATAATCTGAAATAAGTACCACCATCTTTATCTACTTCTTCTCTAATTTTAAGATAGTCTAAATAATATTTTCCATTAACTTCTCTTTTAAAATTCCAATCTAAAACATTTTCTGGAGTCACTAATGATAAATAAGGTCTTATATCTTGTTCTAGCTCTTCTGCTCTTGTTCTCGTTTG